TGCATTTTATGGAACTTTATCACAAAATGGGACATCGCTAAATCCTGGCATTGGTTCTGTTCGTACGATTTGGGGCGCACAAGTTAACATCGGCTCAACCGCCAAACCCTATTTCCCCACTACCGACCGCTTAAATGTACCAAGATTAACCTATCAAAATGGCGGGGGCGGGTGTCCGAGTTTGTTGTTGGAGAAACAGAGTACGAATTTGCAAAGGTATTCTGAAGATGTTACAAACGCAACTTATTGGAGTTTGGGAAATATTACTGCAACTGCAAACACAACAACAAGCCCTGACGGAACAATAAATGCAGATTCAATAATTGAAACTACTGCAAATGCAAGACACGAATTATATTCTGAATCAATAAGTTTTTCAGGTTCAAATGCAGTTTCCTTTTTTATTAAAGCAAATGGACGGCAGTATATTAGTGTTTTAAGTGGTGGCGACCCAAGTTTTGGCGGTGTTACTTACGATGTTGTAAATGGTGTAATTACTTCAACACAAGGAACAACTGCAACAATTTCCGCAATGGGGAATGGATGGTATAAATGTACATTCACAACCACAAGAACTGGAACAAGTCAAATTTATTGGTGTTTTAGAACAACGGGCGGAAGTCCAGGAGTTGAAACCTACACGGGCAACGGAACAAGTGGCTTCTTCATTTGGGGCGCACAAATCGAAGCATCATCTTACCCCACATCCTACATCCCAACAACATCAGCAAGTGCCACAAGGGTTGCGGATTCTTGTTTTAAGACGGGGATAAGTTCATTATTTGGCACAAATCAAGGTACATTCTTTATGGACTTTTTGTTTAATAATACTGGTTTATATGATTATCTTTTTGATGTTACCGATTCATCTAATACTCAAAGATTTTTAATGTACGACGATAACGGAAGCGGATTGTTTGTTTTGTATGACACTCAAAATATTGTGAATTTCACAATGCAACTGACACAAGGACAACGCTATAAAATTGGGGTAAAGTATAATTCAAGCGGTACAATTTGGTATGTTAACGGAATACTCAAAGCAACGGGAACTGCAAGTTTTGCTTATCAAATGTCACAAATTTATTTGGGTCAAAGATTTTCAATAGAGGACCAAACTCAAATACAAGTCAATCAAACAATCGTATTTCCAACGGCTTTAAGTGGAACTGATTTAATCGCCTTAACAACTATCTAAAATGATATTCAATAAATTCGAGTTTACCCCTACACAATGGGCAACCCTTCGCAAGTTAATAGAAACAACTACAACCACACCCGACGGGAAAGAGTCAACCAGTTGGAAAGATTGTGCAGTTGTTGAAATTGGATTTATTTGTTTAGAGTGGGGGCAAGTTGATGACAAACCCGTTTGCACAAAGCAGTCCGACAAATGGGCGGTTGATATTCTATTCTATGCAGAAGTACCGAAAGAGTTTGAGCCGTATGCGGTTTATCCAAATCCTTGTGGGGTGCATACATTTAGCGGTGATGAGAGTTTGTATCTCAAGACCTTTTGTGCCAAGTTCCCCGATTCACCTTATTGCGTAATCCCAACGAATGAAACACTTTGACAATGATACTACGGCAGCCATTGCAACCGCTATTTCAGGCAGTTCGGCAGTTCTGCATTTTGCGAATACTTGGCAACCTTTGTTTGCACTTATTTTGGCTTTCGTTGGTATTGTTTCGGGTTTGTTTGCGATTCGTTACTACGCAAAGAAAATTGATGCGATAGATGGCAAAGGCAAATAATATCAGCACATTCAGAGCAAAGCCAAAGAATAAGCTCCGCAGACATACCAAGCACCAAAACAAACACAAATCGTGCAAACCAAAAAGAGGACAAGGATAAAAGGTTATTTTGAACCGACACCCAAACGATTCAGAGTGCTTGGTGATTCCATTGCCGGAGCATCATTGTTTGTTGCCAGTTTGAACCTCGACCACCCAAAGTTGATGTTGATCATCGGCATTGCGGGTGGAGTTGGAAAGTTCATCACAAACTTCTTCACCGATGAAGATTAAACAAATTGCATTCAACGGATATTATAAAGAGGAATGTCCGAAGTCACAAATCTACTTGCATCACACCGCTGGTAGTGGTGACGGAGTTGCAACCTTTCAGTATTGGGCATCCGATCCGGTCAATGTAGCAACTTGCGTGAGCATCAGCAACGATGGAACAATAGTGCAAGGGTTCTCGTCTAAACATTGGGCGTATCACTTAGGTTTGAAATCTGCTCACTTCAAAGGAGTGCCATTCCAAAAACTTGACAAGACATCCATCGGCATTGAAATTTGCAATTATGGTTATTTGGTAGAAAAGAACGGCAAGTTTATCAACTATGTCGGAGGTCAAGTCAAAGATGTTTGCAAACTTGATCAGCCATACAAGGGATTCACCTATTTCGAGAACTACACAAAAGAACAAATCGCATCAGTCAAAGAATTGTTATTGTTGTGGCGTGACAAATACGGCATTGACCTAACTTATCACGAGGATATTTGGTCGGTCACGAAAAGAGCATTGTCAGGCAAGAACGGAGTGTTCACTCACAACTCAGTTCGTGCAGACAAAATTGATGTTTATCCCCACCCCGATTTGATTAGTATGTTGCAATCACTTTGAGTTGCTATTTACTTTCAATGATCTTCCAAAGAATCAACTTTCACGACAATGTCCTTCCCGTTTTCAAGGAAAACAAGGCGAAAGGATATGTGACTTTTGGTGCTGACAACTTGTATCCCGATTTTTTAATTGAGTTATTCAACAAGTCACCCAAGCACAATGCCATCGTTTCATCCAAAGCATCGTATGTTGCTGGAGTTGGGACAAAGGTAATCGGACAAAACACCGTTGACATCGCAAAAGCCGAAGCAAGGATTCAAGCGATTAATGCTTACGAAACACTTGCACAAGTTAAAAACAAGATTGCTTATGACCTTGAGTTATTCAATGGTTATTGCTTGGAGATAATTTGGAACAAGGCGAAGACGGCAATTGCTGAAATATACCACATCCCTTTCAAGAATATCCGAAAAGGACTTGAAGGTGATTATGTATACTGCGAGGATTGGACTGACCGCAAAGCGGAGCAAGTTCATTATCAGCCATTCAACACAACCACACGGGAATCAAAGTCACTTTATTATTGCCAATTCTACCGACCGGGACAAGGAGAATATCCTTTGCCTGATTATGTTGGTGCGTTAAAATACATTGAGGTTGACACCGAGATTTCAAATTACTATTTGAACTCAATCAAAAACGGATTCACCGCACAAACGCACATCCAGTTATTCAAGGGAATCCCAACACCTGAAGAAGCTCGTTCAACTGCAAGACGATTCAAAGAGAATTATCAAGGCACGGACAATGCCGGTGGACTGATTATCCAATACAACGATCCACAAGAGAAAGAGTCGGTGATCAGCAACTTGCAACCATCGGACTTTGACAAGCAATTTGATTTGCTAAATAAGACCGTACAACAAGAGATATTTGTTGCACACAAGGTGAACTCACCGATGCTCTTTGGAGTGCGTGTAGAAGGACAATTGGGTGGTCGTAGCGAGATGATTGAAGCTTACGAGATGTTCCAACAGTCATACATTGAACCACGCCAACAAAAGATTGATGATACTTTGACTTATTTGTTTGAGTTCATCTCTCCAGTTCGCTTAGAAACAATTAACAAACCACCAATCGGATTGGATTATCAAGCGTTATTTACTGCCGGTTTGATTTCAAACGAAGAAGCTCGTGCAGAATTAGGACTTCCAGCACTTTCAAATGTAAAAGTGCAGTCATCATTGAACGATGCCATCAACGCATTGTCACCTTTGGTTGCAAACAATGTCTTGTCAAATATGACCATCAACGAGAAGCGACAATTGGCTGGACTTGATCCGATAGTTGGCGGTGATTTGTTGGAATCTTCATCAGCACCCGTTGCCTTGTCCAAACAAAATCCTTTTGGATGGGATGACGAGCGTGACTTGGCGGTGTTTATGAAGTACGGTGAACCAGCGGAAAACTTTGAAGCGATGAAGTTTGACTTTGCATCTGCGATTGAATCAGCCATCTTAAATGTGCTAAAGGAAAACAAAGGTTTGCAAGTTGGCGATATTGTCAACATCACCAAACTTGATCCACAAGTCGTGGTTGATACCATTGCAAAATTGAACGAAGCCAAGTTGATCAAGGGATACAATCAAGGTCTTGAGGTTACAACAAAAGGATTGGAAGAAATCAGTCAGTTGCAAACCGAAATTGTTGTCCGTTACAAATACTCGGTTGCACCAGGAATATCAGGTGGAATGATTATACCCGGTTCTCGTGAGTTCTGCCGTCAAATAGATAGGAGCAATCGTGTTTATTCTCGTGCGGATATTGATGCGATGTCAGCACAAACGGGAATTGATGTTTGGAGCAGACGAGGTGGTTGGTATCACGATCCCGTGAGAGATGTGAATGTTCCACAATGCAGACACATTTGGCAACAACAATTATTGAGGAGAATCAAATAATGACGAACTTTGTATATTTCATATCAACAACCTATTTGAAGGACAACACACCTTTGAATGAGAATGTTGACGATAAGTTGCTGAAGTCAGCAATCAAAGAAGCTCAGGAAATCTACATCCGTGATGTGATTG